AAGGGCGACAGAGGGTACATTGCCTTTATCTGCGCCCAATCATTATCGTTGTGTGTAAGCTCACGCACGATCCCAAAGTCCCGACAAGTACGAGTCGTTGTACCTGTATATGACTGGGACAAAGTAACACCCCTTGACACATGATGACCTACAATCAATCACTATACGATGAAATTTGTCGTTATTATGAAGAGACAGAAGAAGACAAAGGTATCTACCTGCGAGATACCATTTCTGTCTATCGAGGATGCGAGTCACTACGAAAACCACGTAAAGGACGCCGATCCTAAGTACATCAGCTCTTACATCACAGTTAAATAGTTCGTTCCCACACACTGCTATGAAGAACCACACGAGCATCATCAATGTTCTGGACAAGGACATTACAATCAAGACCACACAAAAGAGAAAAGGGATCTATTGGTCATATGAAGATGTCAATCAAATGTATGGTCCTTTCAGAAGTGAACAACAGGCAGTAAGTGACGCTAAACTCTATTCACAATATGGTACAACTAACAGAGCGCTCATTCCTTGAACCTGAACAACTAGGTAAGAAACTCCTAGTAATACCCAACTTCCAGTACATCATCAGAGAGGAGTTCGACAATGCTCAACTAGAGTATAAGGACTTCTCTGACTATCAAGACAAGTACATCAAGAAGAATGGGCAAGGTTATCCTATACTAGCGAAAGAGTATGCTGAGGCATCAACAACCAATGACAGAGGATGGCATCTAGCTCCACTGATATACAATGGACAAAGGTATACACCTAACAGTGTACAGATGCCTAAGACATGTAAGATACTGGAGTTCATTGGTCATACTCATTACTGTGGATTCACAAGACTAGATCCAGACTATGGACTAGATTGGCATTGGGATGATGATCCAGATGAACAGACATTACAGCATCGTGTGTTCTGGAATGTCAAGACAGATGGTGGTGCGTACCTAGATGTCATGGAGACAGAGAAACGCGCAATGAGGAAATACTTCAAGGAGAATGAGTTCACGATCTTCAGAAGTAAGAAGAAACATAGGGTATGGAACGATGGTAGTGTACCACGTTACAGCCTAGTTTTAGATGTGTATTCCACAGTTTCCGCACCCATTGTGGAAAACGTTGTGGAAAACTGATACAAAAAGAAATGGTTAAAAAAATAGGTTTGCGTGAGCTTGACAGTAGCTGTGAAGATGCTGCTGAGGTACTGTGAGATTGCTTTGCGGTCTTAGCGTGCATCCCATCGATTGTCAAGCACTTCGATGACACTCCGAGAACTGTCCACTTTTGCCCCGTTTCTCCGAGATCCGCCGTATAATTAAAGAGTAAACAAAAGGAACAAAACCTTGGCAACTCGTCGAAAAAGTTCAAAATCAAAAAAACTGACAGAACCTGTGAGTTTTGACACAAAGGACATTTCCACAGCTATTGACAGTATTACTGTAAGTGCAGAGAAAGTGTCAGTTATGTTCAGTTCTCAGGAAAAAGTATATGATTATACTTTTACTGGAAATCTGTCAGAACTTGTGAGTGAGCTCGAAAAGTTCGTAAAAGAACAACATTTGTCACTTGGGCGTTATTTCAACAATCTAGTAAAAGATGGGAAATTAACTCAAATGAAGTAAAAGTCTAAATTATTGTACAATCTTTGAGATAGACTGAAAGAAAGACAAATGGCTAAGACTTGGAATAATAGAGGTAAGAATAGAGCTGGAAGTTTCTCTCAGAAGAAGAGAGAATACTTCGAGCAATCTGATCTAGAATCCAGTGGATATCTGGATCAGATTTCTAACTCTAAGCGCATCAAATCTGGCAACAATTCACTCTACGTTGATGATGAATACACCACCGAAGAATGATGTTAACCTGTCCCTCCAGTTAACATCAGTAACTGATGAGGTTGATTTGATTCAATATCTGTTGGACACAGATCAAGTGAACAATCACCCTCAACTTATCGGACTTGCTAACAAGTTCGTGCTGGAGGGTTTGTGTTACTTTGTGCCGTCAGATATCGACTGAAGGTATCATTACCGATTCAGCCGCCCGCCGTCAACCGATAGTGGACACTTTGGAGAACCGTCCACTAGAGGGTTGGCAGGGGTTCGCTGGTCTGTAATATAGGTGTATACCAAACGGAGGCAACACATGGCAACTAAGGCGCAGGTGCTCTCACAGTTCCGCTACAACTGGAAAGTGTTCACCAAGCAGAATCCCCAGTGGCGTGGCGACACGATCGCGAAGCGTGAGGAGTGGAACTGCTTTACCGATGACCTCTCCCGCGAAGGGTACATCACACAGAACCAGCGAGACAACTGGACCAACCCCTTCTGACAGGGGCGCGTCCCCGTGTAATATAGTCTCATGAACAACGAACCAATGGATCCCACGCTCAAGCAACACATTCTCTTCGGTCTCGAAAACTTTATGTTTGAGACTATGCTTCCAGTCGAAATGTGTGTAGACTGGGTATGTGAACAGTGGAACATTTCCGCTACCGATGAGGTTATCGATCTCGTCTGTGATGCACACTTTGCCATGTTTGCTGACCAATGACTATTACCGAACGCAACCAAAAACTCTACGAATTGAGGAAACAACTAGACGCAAAACGTCTAGAGTTGGCATGGATCGAAACCGAGATCATGGCGGTCAATTCTAAATACGACCAAGAGCATTCACCCGACCTTTATGAACAGATGTTCGGGGAAGATAACACGCTCTGGACACACTTAGAGAAGACCAATTCATGAAGTACACTATCACTGAACTCAACATAGATTTCGAGGATGATGACTTTGAATGCCCAGTATTAGAGCAGGAAAGGTTATACCGCGAAGCGGCCGCCCGCGAGTGGACAGCTGACAATTTGGAAGCGCTCAAATCTGCCGTTTCCGTGTATACTGGTTTCAACGTCTCACACCTCAAAGCTACCGAATGCTCCGACTGATCAACCGCGTGCTGGATCGTACCATGGGAAGGAAGGTCGTCATCTTCCGAACCAAACCAGTTGCCAAAGTGGCACACAACAACCTGCAGGTCGTCTGACCCTGTGTCTATAATAGGTGCATACCAAACAAACCACACAACCACATGCGCAAGATCGAATCCCTCATGAACGCCGCCATCAAGGCAAACAAGAACTGGAGCAACAGCAACACGACTGTTACCACTGAGAACGGCATCTCTGAGGTTCGTCTCCATGGCAACCTGATCGCTAAGGTTGGCGATGACTTCGTTACCATCTTTGATGGCGGTTGGCAGAGCAACACCACCAAGTCCCGCCTGAATGCCATCATCAACGAATTCTGCAACGCTTTCACGGATGGCGTCTTCCAGCGTGACTTCGCCTGGTACATTCGCGACAACAAGGTCACCCATGACTTCGTGAACGGTTACACCTTCTGCGAGTACGCCTGAGGGCGTGCCATGGTACAATAGCAGGAACAGCAACCAACCTATGAAATTCGATTCCAACGGCATCTACGCCTCATCCCCTCAGCTTCGCGCCATCGCCCTGCAGGTCCTAGAGCAGGAGCGTCGCGACCGTGCCGCATGTCGCCGTGCTGCTGATGAACCCGCTGGTGGTGGACAGTGGGGCTACTGGAACATCAGCGATCGCGATTGATTCGCTGAGCGACTAGGATACGTACAACAACACAGAGACACATGACCTTCGCCGTTCAACCCTCAGCATGGGGCAACTTTGATCCTCACGGTTGCGACTGGGCTGCCAACATCAACCACGCCTACCGACTCGCTAGCGTGTGGCGTGCCCAGTACCCCGAAGAGGAGATGATGATCTGGCAGGTGCCCCTCAGTGGTGAACCCATCCGCTGGTGTCGCGCCGATGCCAACACCGACGCCATCGGTGCCAGGCACTGAGGCACTAGGGGGGCTTGCGCCCCCTGCCCCCCTTAGCTAAATGGGACCCGCTCACATAAGCTATAAAGTCTTGCTCTCGCGTCCGAGTTAAACCGATGTTTGAAAAACGTAGGATCCCTATTCTGAAAATTTTTTCCGAGAAAAAATTCCGAGTATATCTTTTTGAAAACCCAAAGGAGAGTCACTCCGAGATTATCCGCCTGTGTATTGCCGATTGGCTGGAAGGGCGCTTGGATTGTTTCACGCCCGCCCATGTCCATTGGAGTAAATCCGATAGCGAGAACTATCTCGCCGTTGCGGTATCTTCCAAGAGGATTGGGGTAGATATCGAATACAAGCGAAACCGCCCCGTTGGGAAACTTTCGAGGCGTTACTTTGATATCTCCGAGATTACCGATGATCCCGACACTTTCTACCAGGAATGGGTGAGGAAAGAAGCGTACTGGAAGAAAGCTAAGAAAGGTATCGGAGGGCGTCTTGGCATTGCGATCCCGAAGGGAATGGGTATAATTACTCTTGAGGGACTTCCCGACAATCTTGCTGGAGCAGTAGCACTATGATCAACCTGGATGAACGTTACCACTCGTATCTTCACAATGACGACAAGATGTTCTACATTGACGGTAAGCGTGAGACTGTGAGAGGTTATGGCTTCCAATCATCTAACGGAAAAGAAATTGATGAGTATTACGTACACACTGACACTTATCGTCTTGTGTACGATATCCGCAGCGAAAATTGTAAGTACATGGAAAAGCAATGACAGACCGCGACATGATCCTTCTCTTGAAGTCCCAGGTAGAAGCATTAGAGCAACGTCTGAATGATATGAAGTTGCTCATGCGGCGTCCAGGCTCTGAGGAATACGAGAAACTCGTAGATGTCGTTCTAGACCACGAAAAGCGGTTAAATACCTTAGAGTAAAAAAATCGCGTAAAACCCGCGTCCTCCTCTAAGGATATGGCAACGTTATCAAAATCATCATTTCTAGACGCCACGATAGGAGTACCATTCAGTGACTCTATTACTGTTGTAATGGAGATCTGTGCTGGTACTACCGTTGAAACATTCGTGTCAGCTACAATGACCGCAGTAACGCCATCATTGGCGACTGGGATAGCACCTGGGTTATGCCCAGGTTTTCCTGTAGGTGGATTGACGTATATTCCTACAGCGACTCCTAGTAACAGTCCAGTATTGTCTATCAATGGGACGTTCAATGAGACGTACTTTGATGAGCGTGAGTGGGAGTACAGGGACGATACAACAGGTGTTGCTACCCATATACCCATCATCGAGTTACAGTCCACTATGAGCGATCCTGCGGGGCGTATATACAACGTTACCAAGGACAGTGTACAGGAACCATATGCCTCTGGTGGGCAGTTTGAACAAGAGATCCCGAATCCCTGTGACACTCTGATCAGATACAAGCCTGACTTCAGGTCACAGAGGGTTGTGACATATACATATACAGTGAACCTGCTCTGTGCTGGCGTTCCATTTACCCAAGTATTCAATATCAATCAAACGATCCTGAATAACTGGGACCTAGGACGCGACAAGATGCAGGATATCATGGCAAACAAGATTAGATACGGCACGTAATGGCAACAACTCCAGCAGTATTAGGTGGGTTTTCCACTGGTCATGGGTGTTTCCCCCCGACAGCTTGTATTGAGGGGTCTCCAAACGTCTATGCGGGCGGTATGAGGGTCGCTAGAGTGGGTGATAAGTACGCTGCTCACAGTTGTGGCAGCACTACACACCCTACAAGCAGCAGAAATATCACCAATGGGTCTACTACAGTCTACGTAAACGGCATTTTGTGCGGTAGATTGGGTTCAGATCACGGTTGTGGCGACGCAACGGGCAACCATGGACTGTCAGCAGGTGCTAAAAGGGTGTACATTGGCGACTAACGTGCTATAATTATCTCGTAAACGCCCAAATTTAGCAAATGGCACGCAAAACCAGCCTCACTGGAGGCACTTATATCGAGTCTCAACCCAAATCCACTCGTCAAGGCAGCTCGAAGAACACAAAATACGCTGCAACGTCTCGTAATAATGCTAAAAAGAAGTATCGCGGGCAAGGTCGCTGATAATAAATAGCGATATGGAGATGGAAACCTCCTTAAAAGTTCTGTCGTGGACTTTTGGGAGGTATTTTTTATGGGAAATCACAGAACAGACCTTGGCAAGGACTTCATCAAGTCAGGAATGACCCTGATTACGGATCCTCGCAGCGACAGATACCTGCGTAAGATTGAAAAAAGAGACGAAAAAGTTGAAAACGAAGGAGTTTCTAAAAAGACGTCTAAATAGATTAGGTCGAACATTGTCACATGGCAGCAACAAGTCAATCGTTTAGGGATTTTGACCTATCTTTTCGTAAGAATCCCATCACGAAGGACGTTAACACCCTTACTAACGAGAACGCAATCAAAGAAGCGGTAAAGAACATCGTTCGATACAACTTCTATGAGAAACCGTTCTTGCCAAATTTTGGTGGAAACACGATTGCCATGCTGTTTGAACTGTATGAGGCAGGTTCTGCTAGTGCCATTGAGGCGCAAATCCAGAACTGTGTGAATAACTACGAACCACGAGTAGTGTGCTACGACGTAGAAGCGCAATTCGATGAGGATGTTAATGAGCTTAGCATCATCATCAGGTACCTCATCACTGGTCTCCCCAATGTTATTGATCAAATAGACGTCATCTTTAGGAGATAATGGCTCTTACCCAGATTAACTCGTTAGAATTTAACGAGATCAAAGCCCAACTGATGGCGTATTTGCGCGGTCAGGACCAATTTAGTGACTATGACTTTGAAGGGTCGTCACTTTCGGTCCTTTTAGACGTGCTTGCGTACAATACGTACTATTCTTCCGTCAATGCGAACCTTCTAGCGAACGAAAACTTCCTAGACAGCGCTGTGATGCGCGAAAATGTCGTAAAGTTGGCAAAATTAATCGGTTACACGCCGAGAAGCGCTAGATCCGCGCAAGCAAAGGTTGATATTGTTGTTCAAACCGCGTATCCGTACCCCGCAACGGTCCAAATCAACAAAGGAGTGCTCCTGAGCTTCCAAGGAGAGCAGAAAAACACATTTATTTTCTCAATTCCGAAAGATTTGATCGCTTCTGTTAATACTTTGGACGGAAAAGCGACTTTTACTGACGTAATTTGCTATGAAGGCGTATTTTTGACGGATACTTTCGTCAAAGAGGTCAATGAGCGTCAAAGATTCATCCTTTCTAACGAATCTGCCGACACTTCTACGCTTTCTATTGAAGTAACACGCGGAACCGTAACTGATGCGTATCTGAAAGGTGATGATATCACTTCTTTGAACGCAAGTAGCAAAACATACTTCCTAGAAGAGTCAGAATACCGCAGACCCGAACTTATTTTCGGTGATGGTGTTATTGGTGAAGCTCTTTTCAATGGAGATGTGATTGAAGCAACTTATACAACCTCTGCTGGTCCAAAAGCAAACGGACTGGACCAATTTACGTTTGCGGGAACTGCTAAGGACTCTGCTAACAATCCAATCACCTCTGGAATCACTGTCACGCTAAAAACTAAGCCTGATGGTGGCGCAGATCCAGAATCTACCAGTTCTATTAAGTATACTGCTCCCAAATTCTACTCTAGTTTCGGTAGAGCGGTAACTACAAAAGATTATGAGGCAATTATCCCTCAAATCTATCCTAATGTACAATCTATCGTCGCATTTGGCGGAGAAGAGGCATCACCGCCTGAATATGGCAAGGTGATGGTTGTCATCAAGCCCAAAAATGCGGACAGACTGTCTATTTC